TGGCAGAAATATGTATTGACTTTCAAGATTACAGGCCCAATCAGTAATTTTTATATAATGCTTTTCTTTACAGACTGTTTAGCAAGCACACAATACCGAGTTGATATTTCCTCATTTAAGCTTGAAGAAGGCAACATTGCTACCGATTGGACGCCGTCGGCGGAAGATATAGATCAATCCGTCAAGGCGCAGATATCTATGTGTGTGCAGAAGGACAAGAATAATAAGCTCACATCTGCTATTGCGATTGAGGGAAATAAAATATCGATTACGTCGGATAATTTTGAGCTGTCGGAGGACGGCACAATTACAAAATGTCAGGGTGCGACGATTACGAATGGAATCATTGATGTTAGCAGCGAAACATTTGGTATACGAATTTTCGATGGAGAAATAAAACAATATACGAGTAAATATGGGACGCACGGACTGTTTACAACTGTTTATTATGGTAACTTTCACCCCATGATGGGAATACAAGGTCAATACGGAATCCGCTTTATGACAAGCGCCGATGAATATTCTAACACAATCACTTTTAACGACGGAAAAATATATTTAAGTAATTATGCGGGAGGCTCCGGAAAAAGTACTTTGTACATAAATAAAGAAACCGGAGAAATCTATGCAGGTTAAGGAGATGCCACAATGAAAACATCAATCAAACAAATTTTAAACGCCCGTGAGACGCTTTCACGGCTTGCGGGGCGGACATTGCCTGTAAAGCAGAGCTACAGACTGGCAAAGCTCATTAAAGCCATTGACGGCGAAATCAATGTGTACGACGGCGAACGTATCAAGCTCTGCGAGAAATACGGTACGCTGAACAAGGAAAAGCATATCTACGAATTTGAGGATGAGGCGTACAAGAGCTTTGAGGCTGATATAAACGTCTTGCAGAGCCAAGAGGTCGAGCTTGACGTCAAGCCTATTGACATCACCGACCTTGAGCTTTCGGCGCAGAATATCATCAGTATTGAGCCTTTTATTGAGGTGATCACCGATGATTAACAAAATCACAGTCAGCGAAAAGAGGGGATTGTTTCCCGAATATTCAAGTCTCGGCACGATAGGGGAGAAGAACGCAACGACGCTGTTGTTTCTTCTCCCTTCGTCGTTGCAAGGGTACAGTAAAAATATCGTCTGTGAGACCGCACAGGGCAGTTTTGATTATACTGTATCAAACGATACCTTCGACCTGCCGAGCGAGGTTCTGACGGACAATACGCTTGCTTTACAGCTTGTTCTCAAGGACGGTGACAAAGTCATATGGAAGTCAATTCCGTACACATTCACCCTCAATCCGACCCTTGACGATTCGGGCGAAAACGTCGTTGAAAAGGCAAAATCGGAGCAGAGAGAGACCGACAGGACGGAGCTTGGCGAAACGTTATCCGACCTCACGGGGCAGGACTTAAAGGAATCGGACTGGAACGAGCTTATCGACATTGCCAATGAGCTGCCGCTCAAAAGTGAGCAAGATGTGCTTGACCTCAGAAAATGCAGTGAATTAACCTATGCTTTTGCACATGCAACAACGCCGCCGAGCTTGATCACAGGCGGATATAAGCTCGACAAAGAAGAACCTGATGTTCCTGACTCGCCCGATGTTTTGATTAAGCTGCCATTTTTGGAAACGCCGAACGCAGTGTACAGTAAAAGTACTCGTGTTTCACCGTATGTCGAAGAATGCGGATTCAGCGTTAAAGGTTCGGCGAAAACAATCGCGGGGAACGAAAGAAGCATGTTTAATTCTCTCGGCGGAACAGTTGCAGCGAATCTTAAGAAACTTACACTTGCCGACTTCGAGTGCGTTGTTGACCCTCGCGGAATGTTCAACGACAGCGGTTCTATTGAGGAAATAACGCTGATTGAAAAAGAAAACAATGCAGAAGAATACAACGTGGGTTATTGGTACGAATTTTTCCGAAACTGTTCAAACCTACAATCAATTCTTGGAACACCACTTGACCTGAGCCGCGGAACGGGGTACACACGAACATTTCAGAAGTGTTCAAAGTTAAAGTATGTTCGGTTTAAGCCACTCACAATCAGCCATGACTTCGACTTGTCAGATTGTCCCGCTTTGATGAAAGGAAAGTACGGAGCAAGCTCTGATGACCCGGGAACGCTCTTGTCAATTGTTAACGGCGTCCGCGAATATAGATCGGAATTAGGTCAAATTACGATTAAATTTTCGGCACTTGTAAAGGACTATTTAACATCATGGCGGTGTGAATTAAATCCAGTAACAGGTTTGTACGTTGCATCCACACAGGGTATGACCCTCGCAACCGTTTTGACGAACTACAAAGGAGTGATTATAGCGTGATATACGAAAAGCAACCAATCGAACACGCAACCGTATCAATCGTTGAGGATAGCGGATTTAAAATGCTTGTGATTGAGCCGAACGAGGGTTATAAGCTCAGAGCGAACGGCGACAACACATACAGTACAATGCAGATCATGCTTTCGGCGGATTTTGAAAACTTGCTGAACAATTATCACGCCGTACCGCTCGACGAACCGGATGAAGAGGTCGAAAAACCTCCGATTTTGCCGACAGAGGACGAAGAAATCTCAGACAGTGAGGCGTTAGCTATAATAACATCGGGAGGTGTTGACAATGACGAGAGCTGAGGCGAAAGCATATCGTGATAAGGTCGTACAGGGCGAGCAAATCGAAAAGCTCGGCGGTATAACCGAGAAGGTTGAGCAGTCGGATAAAATCGGCTACGATTGGCATAACTACTATGTCGGCGATAAGCTTGTAAAGTCCGAATACATCGAGCAGGACAATCCCGTAGGAACTGCCGACAATCCATTTGTTTGGTCGCCCGGTATGCGACTTATCCTAAACGGCTATTACACTTATGGCGGCAGGCGATATGTTGCAATTGCCGAGGGTTCGCCCGAAACGATTACAGAGGAATATCTCGTTGAATTTTAAGGAGGAATAATCATGTTACAGCCAACAGGAAACAGACTCATAGACACAATTATCTACGTCGCAGGCTCGGCGATCGCATTTAATGTGATTTTACCGATCTGTGCCGTAATTCTTAAAGCCCTCGGGCTAATGTGAGGTGCGGCATGGAAGGAATAATCGCAGCAATCATCACGGGTGTCTTGTCGCTTATCGGCGTTGTGATAAGCAACCTTGCGGCAAATGCCAAGATGTCAAAGGAACTTGAAAAAGCACAGGCAGTCACAGATACGAAAATTGAGGAACTCACCCGAGAGGTGAGGGAGCACAATAATTTCGCAAAACGTGTCCCGGTGCTCGAAGAAAAGGCGAAGGTCGCAGATCACCGTATCAGCGATTTAGAGCATATCAATCAGAAAGACTAAGGAGGAATCACAATGAAAAAGATTAACATTAAAGGCGTAACAGTACAGACATGGGCAAGGACACTCGTTCTCTTGCTTGCGCTCATCAGTCAGCTTGCCGTTATTCTCGGTAAGAGAAGCGAAGCAATCGACATTGATCAATGGCAGGAGTATGTAACCTACATATTCACCGTCGGCGCATCAATCGTCGCATGGTGGAAGAACAACAGCTTTACCAAAAATGCACAGACGGCTGATGACGTACTGCACGGAGGTGACGACAATGGCTAAGAGAGTATATGTCGGTATCGGTCACGGCGGTTATGATTCCGGAGCTGTCGGCAACGGCTTCAAGGAAAAGGACTTGACACTTTCAATCGGCAAGTATTGTAACGAACGCTTGAAGCAGTACGGAATTGAAACAAAGATCAGCCGCACAACCGATTGCGATTCGTCAATCAATTCAAAGGTTGCCGCTTCCAATGCTTTCAAGGCTGATGTCTGCATGGATATCCACATCAACGCAGGCGGCGGTGACGGCTCGGAGGTTTACTACTCTCATGTTTCCCCGAACGGCAAGAAGCTCGCACAGTCTATTGTGGACGCTACACTTACTATCCATCAGAACACAAGAGGTATTAAGACAAGACTTGATACTGACGGTACGGATTATTTCGGCATGATTCGCATGACCGATGCTCCGGCGGTGCTTGTTGAGTGTGCATTCATCGACAACGCAACCGACATTCAGATCATCAATACCGAAGCCAAGCGTAAGGTGTTCGGTTATGCGATCGCCGACGGCGTTGCAAAGTATCTTGGCGTTAAAATGCCGACTGCAAAGCCCACCACGCCGAGTAAGCCGACAACCGCAGCAGTCAAGATCGAAGCACCGAACCTCAGCGAATACCTTAAGGAAGGCGACAGAAATCTTGCTGTCTATTCATACAAACAGCAGCTTATGCTCCTCAAGAAAAAGGGTATAATCTCGCAGGGCGTTGACAATAACGAGATCTTCGGCGCAGGAACAAAGACAGCAACAATGCAGGTGCAGAAAGCCGCAGGAATCACCGTTGACGGTCTCGCCGGGCCGCAGACAATAAGAGCTTGCTATGTGCTGGCAGCGAAATAA